AAGCCAATTCTTGAGCAGGATCCACTATATAAAGAGCGTGTAATTCTTTTCCCGAGAGGAAGTTTCAAAACCACAATCGATGCCTGTGATGCAGTGCAGTGGATAGTTTGCTTTCCAGATATCCGTATTGTCATGCTCACGGCCGAAGATAGTCTAGGAAGAGGCTTTGTAGATGAAGTAAAAGGGCATTTCGTTATCAGGCCGCCAGAGGCTCTGGGTCCAACTCCGATGAATATGTTTTTCCCAGAGTTTTGCGTTCCAGAAAAAGATCTTCGAGGTCCAACTTTTACATGTCCGGTATGGGCGCAAAAACAGGTAGAACGAAAAGAGCCAACTGTAATGCCGCTTACCATAGGCGGTACGCTTTCAGGATGGCACTGTGAGGATCTAAAAGCTGATGATATGGTGGCCACTATTAATAGCGGAAATCCTGATGCCTGTAAGAAAGTAAGCGCCAACTTTTATATTAATAAAAATATTATAGTACCTAATGGATATCTTGAAATGGTGGGTACGCGCTATTCGGAGGATGACCACTACGGCCGGGAACTGGTGCAGAATGTTGGCGAGCTAGAGATTAAACGCGGCCTAGATAATCCCGATGATCCTAGGCCCTGGGAAACCATTCATAATAAGAGTACCGGAAAGATTTTCATTATCGGGAAAGGCTGGCAACTTAAACCGGATATCGAGAAGCTGATTCTGGAAAATAAGAAAAAGGAAGAGGAATTAACCGAGAAAGATTATTTCATTCTTTTTCCTAATCATCTGACCTTCGCCGTCATGCGCAGCAAGCGGCGAGATGACGAGCCAAGTTTTGAAGGGCAGATCAACCAGAATCCCCACCCGCGAAGTTCTATTAGTTTTGACCGGGCGCTTCTGGTAAAACATACCATACCATTTAATATGGTGCCCACGGTTGGACCGATTATCATTACCTGGGACTTCGCGTTCTCTAAGAAAAAGGGCCGGGATTTTACCACATGTGCGGTATCAACCTACAACGCCAAGGGTCAGCTTTTTATCATTGACCTGGTTAGACAAAGATTTACCGCCACGGAATTAGCTAAGGCGGTTGTTGATTATGCCGACCGATATCATCCAACGATCTTAGGAATTGAGAAGGCTGGCGGGTCAGAGTATTTAGATCCAAGTATTCGAGTAGAGGCTGAGAATCGACAAAAGCCCTGGCTTCTTTCTCTCATTAAGGGAATCGATTGGTTCACTCCAGATCAGAATAAAGATGCCAAGAGAACTCGCATGGCGGCCATGCATCCTTGGTTAATGGCGGATAGACTATGGTTTGTATCTCATCTTCCATACCTTGATACTCTTTATACTGAGTTCGAGCATTGCTTGGTGCAGCACCACCACGATGACATTCCGGATGTAATTGCTCAGCAGTTGCGCTATGTCACGCAAGTTCAAATAATGATAGACAAGAAGGAACTTCCCACCTGGAATCGAGAAGATGCCGCTTGGAATTTGGTGTATGGAGATTGGGAAGGTGGAGAGCCGGATCCCTTCGGCAGGCCGGGCTTCCATGGGTCATTGCCAGAGAGGCCCTTTGAGGCACCTCCTGATACTGGGCTAAAAGCTGTACCATCGGCCGATGGGTTGCCAAATATGCTTGGATCGGGATTGATAGGATAATATATGAAAATATCACGCAAAGATATTCTTGCTGCTTTGGATGCTTGCAATCCATACGATAAAAATTTAGATTCTTTTTCTAATTCTTTTGTTTTCAGACCGCCCCATAAGCGATATGAAATTCGCGTGCGACCACTTGCCCGTGGATGGGAAATTAAATATGGCAGGCCGGGTAGATTTTTTAATCCAGATATACGGAAAATGGATAGGTAATTTCCTATGATAAACTTTATAAAAAGATTGCTTTTAATGCGGAAAATATTTTGTAGGTATACTCTTTGGGGGTTGAAAGAAATTGATGAAATGTATCCCGCTCAAACTTTTATGCGTACAGACAATAATGGAGATGCATTAACAATGACAATATGGGAAAGCGGCAATGATACTGAATATATTAATTATGTTCGCTCTGCATTATGCCATGCAACGTTTGATAGGCCAGATGGAGCAATTGTAGCCAATCCTATATTTAATAAATAAAGTCAAGGTATGTGACTAAGGATAATGATTCCGAATAAAAATCCAGAAAATGGACAAGAGACTAAGATCTGTAATACTTGCCATCGGGCCTTGCCATTAGATGAATTTTCCCATTATAGGAATTATAAACATCCAGGTAAAATTTTTATTAGACCTCAATGCAAGGAATGTAAAAATAGAATTGTAAGTCAAAGGCACAGAGAAAGGCATCCCCCTAAATATAGAGGCATTCCCGGCCAAACAAAAATTTGCAATAAATGTAAACAGGAAAAGCCGCTGTCAGCATTTAGAATTCATTATAATAAAAATAAGCCAATAGGCAAACAATACAATCCAAGAGCATATTGCCATGATTGTGAAAAGGAATACCTTAAAGAATATAGAAGGCAGCCCGATATAAAATCTAAACTGAAGAGTAAGTTTCTTTTTAAGGCCTTTGGCTTAACGGGCGAACAGTATAAGGAAAAATTAGTATCACAATCTGGGGTCTGTGCAATTTGCGGACAGAGTAACTCAGATGGTAGAGAATTAGCAGTAGATCATAATCATCAAACCGCAACGGTGAGGGCCCTATTATGCTCTCGTTGCAATTTAACCATGGGCATGGTAAATGAAAGCATTCCTCTTTTATTGGCCATGATTGAATATTTAAAATTCTGGAATAGGCAGTAAAACAATGTCATTGTTGCCCCAACCGGATAAGCAGTTCGAGCCGATTACAAAGGAACAGGCTAAAGAAACCCAACGCACGGGAGCTTGGAGTTACGAGGCCGGATTACAGCTTGTCCTCAAGGACACCGACAGGGCAGAGAATTGGGAAGCGACTAAGCAGTGGATCATGGGGTGGACCATTGCCAGCACCCTTTACCAATCGCCCCAAGTGACCAGATATTGGGAAGGTACTACAGTAGAACGTGCCAACGTTCCCCGATTTACTCTCGCCACTACCATTAACTCGCTTGCCCCGCAGGTAATCAAGGGGCTGTTTTACGAAGATCCTCCGTTTATGGCCCAGCCCAGGCCTGGCACTAAATCTCAGGTTGCTAGGGCGTTCGGCAATATCTTGTCATACCAGACCGAAGATATGAATCTTCGGGAAACGTTACGACTGGGAACGATTAGCTGTCTGCTGTATGGAACGTCGATATTTAAATATGGCTGGGAGATTTACCGCAAACAAGAATTCGAGGTTAAGCGAAAGAATCCGCCAGTAGAACTTAAAGATGCTGCCGGTAATGTAGTTGATACAATCGAAAGCGCCGATGAAGAATTGGAAGAGGTCCCCAAGGAAACCTTGATCGACCGGCCGACCTTTGAGCATATTACCAATCTACGCAGCGTGCTTCCCGATCCGGGGCTTAAGGTTCCGGACATACGCAAGGCGAGATACGTCATCCACCGGATGTACATGGATGTTAATGAACTGGAGGCCCTGAGAGATAGGCCGGGTATTCATCTTCCGTCTAAAGATGATTTACTTTCCTTGTTATTCCCGCCCAAAGAGACTCCACCGGCCGCACCTAGCGAAAATCTCTATCCCACTCCCTTGGCAGATGCTCGGGCTATTCCCGCTTACGATCAGAATACCGAAGATCCATTTGCGCAGCCGCTAGAACTTTTGGAACGATGGGATAAAGATCATTACGTTCTAGTGCTCCAAAGAAAACTCGTTATCGCCAGCACTCCGAATCCGTATGGAGTGATACCGTTTTTCAGTGTCGGATGGTGGGATGTTCCAAACGCTTTCTGGTCCATGGGTCTAGCTAAAGTGATCGGGCCCGAACAGAGATTACAGGTTGGCGTACTTAACACTTGGCTTGATATGTTAAGCCTGATGCTGAATGGAGTCTATACCAGGGTTAAGGGCCAGAGTGTACCGACTCAGAATCTACGCCTCTCGCCTGGTCGCATTATAGAAATCGACAAAGAGAACGCCCTTCAGCCGCTTACCAGGCACCAGCCCATACCGGAAGTCATGGAAGTGATGCAGCTTTCGTCGTCCACCGTAGAACAGGCTAGCGGTGCCAGCGAAACCGGCATGCAAGGCGTAGCCGGAGCATCTGGGCATTCTAATGCCGCGAGAACTGCCGCTGGTATCAACTGGATGATGGGTGGATCCGGATCGCGGGCGGAAGATTTTGTAGAGAAACTTTGCAACCAGGTTTATGTGCCGCTGCTATATGCGATATCAGATTTGAATCGCCGGTTACTGCCGCTAAGCACCATGAAGTACATTCTCAGCGATGAACTTGATGATGAATATTTAAAGGACAAGAAAAACGATATTATAGACCTTTATAATGCTCGCATGAAGTTCTCTATCAGCGCAGGTGCTAAGATGATGGCCAGGCGTAACATGGCACAAGCATTGCCCATCATGTTGCAATTCTTATCCGCATCTCCCATCGTACAAAGCTTGGCTATTGAAAAACATAAAGTTAATGCACAGGAATTGGTTCGCATGATGTTCGAAGTCAGCGACTGGAAGAATTATAAGGATGTAATTGTTCCAATGACGCCTGAAGATGAACAACGCTGGCAACAGATGCAGCCCGGCGCGGTTAAGCAGGCGGAATTCCAGGGCAAGGCGGCACTACAACAGCAACAGGCTGAGGCCCAAGGAGAAAGAGATAACGCGAACAATATCGCCAGGGCTGCCAGAGAGGTTCTTCGTCAAGGCATCGAGCAATCTTCTACGCCATTTGAGGTTGGTGGAGCGGCTGGTGGAGCAGCCTTTGGATCTACTCCGTGATAGTTTATCTAATTACAAATAACGTTAACGGAAAACAATATATTGGACAAACTACTCGGCCAATAGAAGAAAGATGGAAGAGTCATCTTTTTGATGCCAACACCCATAGACCATGGCTCATATCTAAAGCTATTAGAAAATATGGGCCAGATAAATTTTTAATAGAACCGCTTGCAGAAGTCAATACTAAAACTGAGCTTGATTTCTGCGAAGTGTTATTTATCCAACTTATGGGTACTCTGGCCCCTCGTGGTTATAACGTAAGCCACGGAGGGGACGGGCGCGCAGTTTGCCATTCTCCAGAGACATGCAAAAAGATTAGTGCATCTAAAAAGGGATGGAACCCATCTGCTGAAACTAGACATAAAATGGCCCTAGCCAAAATTGGTAAACCCGCCCAATGGGATAATAGAGAGCAATGCAGGAACTTGGGCTTAGCAAATCGTGGTAGAATACGATCAGCGGAATGGATTAAGCATCAAAGTGAAGCCCATAGGGGTAAATCTAACGGACCGCTTAGCCCTGCAACTCGCGCAAAAATAAGTGCAGCACATATAGCCTATCACCAAAGAAAAAGGCAGGGTATTGAACAGGCTGCTTCACCAGAGGCGGTGACTGGAATGCCTGGTGGACCGGGATTTGGATCGGCAGCATAAAGCATGGAGGAATTAAAATCCAATGGCTTTTAAAGTAGACCAACTAGAGCAGATTCTTGATCGCCCATTAAATGAAGAAGAGAGCCGGGCAATAGACTTATGGGAAAAAGGCAAGCTGCTTGCCCAACAGGTAATGGCACCTGGATGGAATGTAGTATTGGAAATTCTACAAAGTTATCCATTAAAGGCGACGGCCGATTTAATGGAGATTGATCCCGCCCAGGATAAAGAGGTGCTTGCCCAGCAAGCAGTGGCATTTGCCACGCAAAGAATGTTTACAAATTTTAAGGCAGATGTTCTAAGGGCTATCGAAGCCGCAAAACATCCACCTGAAATTGTCCTTCAGGAATTAAGAAGGATTACGCCTGGCGTAGAGGAACCGGCGAAAGAAGAGTTGTCCACTTAATGGATAAAAATGGCTGCAAATATAATATATTTCAACCGTGAACAGATTGCCGCATTGGGAGAAAAGATATATCGAGAATTCTACAAGGATCTCTATGAACAAAAATATCGAGGGGATTTCCTAGCAATTGATATAACCAATAGGAAGGCCTATTTAGATCACACCCCCGAAAGTGTATTAAAAAGGGCAGTGGGTGCCAACCCTGAGGGAATTTTTCATCTGATTCAAGTGGGATTCTTGGGAGCTTTTCGAATGTCCCATAGAAGTCTTAGTAAGTAAATCATCCGCCTGTGTCGGATTACACAGAGGAGAATGTGCATGTCAAATACCCCAACGGTTAGGGTGCCGCCCGTGGCACTAGGTACGACAGGAGATCCGGATGTGGATCCCTGGTTAAGTCCAGGCTTTACGACGCTCGATACGAGGGGTGGGGCCCTGGGAATGGCAGACAAGCTAGTTGAAGGTGCCACCGAGGAGGAAAGAAAAGCTATTGAGGCGGCCGAAGCGGAATTGAATAAGCCCCCTGCTTCAGCCGAACCGGTAGCGGCACCGGCAGTAGAGCCGCCTCCGGTAGAAACCGAGGGCCCGGAAGTCTATGAATACGAGGATGGGTCCAAAGTTGTTATCGAAGCGGTCCCGACCGGATTAAAGGCAACGCTGTCCATAGGCATGGGTGGCGATCAGGTATTTTACGGACAGGATCGTGAAGGCCTGCTTCAGCAGTTATTGGCCGCGCAACTCAATGCCACGCGAAAAATCAGAGATCAGAATAAGCAGCTTAAGACTAAGGTTATCGCACAGCCAGTAGCAACCGCACCGGCACCAAAAGTCAGAGAGCTTACCGCCGACGACAAGTTTGCAATCAAAAATTTAATGGCCGATGATCCAAGTGCTGCGCTTGAGGAGCTTATCAAGCGCAAGACTGGGCGCTCCCTAGAAGAATTAGCGTCCACGGCCGAGGAAGGCCGCAGGGCATCTATCGCATTATATTGCGATACAGAAGCCCGCGCATTTCTTGAGGATCATCCCCGCTACCTATCCCACAACGAAAATTACATGATGCTGATCGGATATCTAGCGAAATCGAAATTAGGTGTCGAACTCACCAACTCAAATGTTAACGAGGTCATGGAACAGCTTCCAGCCCGGGGGTTCTTCACCAGACAGTCATTAGACGAGGCCTATCAGGCCCTAACTTCAGACGGATTGTTGGAGTTGGAGCCCGAAGAGCCGGAGCTACAACCGGCAGTTCCGCCAGCACCAGCGGCACCGGTAGCGGTGCAACCAGCACCAACCCCGGCCGCACCAGCGGCCCCAGCGTCCGTTCCTGCGGGGATTCCACAGGGAACGCCACGCCCGAGAGTGCCCAGCATTGCTTTTGGAGTTCAGACACCCGCATCCAGCCCTGAAACTGAACCCGGCACCAAGGGACCCTCTGCCGACGAATTAGATGCGCTGCCCACTGACGAAATCAACAAGCTATTCGCTGCGGTTCGCCAGCAAAAGGCGGCTCAACTTCGGCGCAAATAATGTAAGACAACCGAGGTAAACTACCTTGAGTTATTCTCCAGCTTCAATTCTTACCTCGGGATCATTGCCGAACCTAGTGGCTTAAATGGGTCACTTAAAACCCAACTATATCGGAAAACCTCCAGGGATGGACAATTCCGAGGAAACCCGCAAGGGTTCCGTAGAGACTGATACGTTGGGCGGACAACCGAAGATACAGCCCGTACTACGTGGCAACACATAGAGCGTATCGGCAGAGATGCCGAATACCAAAACACAATAGATTTACTATGAACGGCAAGCGATTCCGAACTTGAAGGCTGAAACCCCATTCTTGTTAATGACTAAACAAAAGCCATTGCCATTGAACGTGGGTAATCAAATTCAGTCAAAATGTCTTATTTAATGGCTGAATTCAAATTTGACTAAATCGGTGGACGCCCATTTCCAAAAACTATGATATAATGTTGATGGAGGATGTTTTGGGAAATACCGAGCAAACCCAATGAAGGAAAAAACCAAGGCATACATGGCCGGAATGATGGATGGGGACGGATGCTTCTCTATTTTCAAGACCGAAAGAGAGTATTCAGATTATCGTCCATTTGTAGGATTTACCAATGCCTATAAGCCGGTATGTCAGTGGGCAGTAGAACATTTCGGTGGAACCATTAACCAGCAAAAGGGTTTTTGTCACCACAATGGTTACTATTCTAAGGAACTGTTTCACTGGCGATTGTATGGAAGAAATAGCGTGAGGAATTTTCTGTCTTCTATTATTCCTTATCTGAGAGAGAAAAAAGAACAAGCTATTCTTCTTCTCGAATATATTAATTTAGATGGTAAAATTAATCCTATTAAACGGGAAGAACTTTTTCTCAGATTAAGAGAGATGAAGAAATTGGGTTGCGTAACGACTGAAATGCCAAATACTCCAGAGTATCCAAAATCTATTTTCGCATATATGGCTGGAGCCATTGACAGCGAGGGCCATATTACCATAGGTAAGGATACTAGAAAAAATAACACTTCTTATAATGTTAGGGTTGGGTTAACTAATACATTTCTTCCTCTACTAAAATCTGCTCAAGTTATATATGGGGGAGGGATCTGCTCTGCTGGCAGTAAGAATCCTAAGCCAGTTTCAATTTGGTACATAAGCGAAAAAAAATCTATTGAACGATGTATTTTATCTATATTGCCATATCTCATTGTTAAGCGCGAAAGGGCCAAGTTGATGCTTGATTTTGTAAGAATGCAAAAACCGTATAATCCCACCTTAAGAGCCTCAATGTACGAACAAATTACTGGAGTAAAGATACAGTCTGAGCCCACGGGTAACTGTGGGAGCGTTCCAGTGGGAACACTGGCAACCTAAACACAACTGTCTTCACCTACGCTTTGCTGGGCGCGAACACCTCGCAGGCCGCCGAAGGTACTGTGGGTTCGCCCATCAGTGAAAGCACAACGAAAATCTTGGCAACCATCGGTTTGAATAAATACTGGCCGATGTTAAACCTTGCTAAATCGGTGGACCTCTTTATTATTCCTAGCACTCTATAAATCTGTGGTATAATGGTAGTGTATGGAAGAATTAAAGAAAATACCGAGCTAACCAGATGAGACAAAAGATTCTAGGATATATGGGCGGGGCAATGGATGGTGATGGACACTTTGGTATCACCGCACATCCCTATGTAGCCGCAACCATTGATCTTGTTGGAGAGTCCAGGCAATTAATGAACTGGACGGTAGAACATTTCGGTGGAACTTTTAAGAAAAATACCATTCCAAGTGGTAAAGATTTTTACCGTTGGGATATGTATGGCAAAAATGCCCGTATTCAATTTCTAGATGAATTAATTCCCTACTTAGTTATTAAACATGAACAGGCTAAAATTATCCGTGAGTTTTTGAATATTGATCGAGGGAATTATAATCCTGAATTGCGCTATTCCTTTGTGGAAAAAATTCGAGCATCTAGGGCATCTGGCAGCGTAGAGACTGACATGCAAGGCTCTCTGAAAATCGCTTCTTCTTATACCGCTGGACTAATTGATACAGACGGACACATTAGAATCTGTGAACTAAAAAATGGTCCCTGTGCTGGTAAAATTAGAACTGGCATCGAAGTGGTCAATATATGTAAACCGGCACTTTCGTTGCTTCAGCGTGAATATGGCGGCTCATTACTAAAGAAAACTGATTCCATAAATAGCCAAAATTGGCATCAAAGATATCGATGGATAGTAACGAGTCGTAAAGAACAGGAACGAGTTCTATTATCTGTTATACCTTATCTGATTGTTAAGCGAGATAGGGCAATATCACTATTAGAACATCTTAGATCAGAGATGAAGATACAGCCCGATACCATGGGCGACCATGGGCGTGAACCAGCAGAAATGCTGGCTTCCTAAAACACTCCGCAGTATTGCGACTTCATTAATTCCAGCGACTTGGCCATGGACGTTGCCATTGACGATCCCAGCCTGCTTCAGAACCTTTCCGTGGAACTGAACTACCGGCTGGCGTTGTCACTGAACACGCTGGTTCAGCTTACCGCCGATTCCGCTGTCGTTGTCGATCCCAACGTGGAAATTCAACTGACCGGAACCGTGGTGGCTGGCACTATCCGTGCTGCAACCCAAAGTTTGAAATCCGTCAATGCTCGCCCGCTTACTACTGACGGATATTGGGGTGGTGAGATGAACATTGCCTCCCCGGGGCTAAACGCCTAAATAAAATCTAGCTCAATCCGTCAACATCCCATGCGGACAAGACGGAGCGAAGGGACAAATGAAAAACTTACCTTGGTCGGCACTGGCCATGTGCATTGATTGCGAAGGCACGCTAAGTATTACCAAGAAGCAGAAATCAAAAAACGTGGATTGCTATCAAACAGACATTACGGCAGTAAACACAGATAGGCGATTAATGGATTGGTTGATTTCTAATTTCGGAGGTAGATTTTATCTTCGACCACAAAGAAACCCCAAACATAAACCATCCTATGCATGGCGAATGACAGGAAGAAATAATAAGGAAAAAATTATTCTTGGAATACTTCCATATCTTATTATGAAAAGAGATCAGGCATTACTGTTACTTGAATTTCTTAGAATTAAAGAACATGGAAGAAATCCCGAACGCCGCCTTGAATTAGCTTCTATGTGCTATAAACTCAATGCCAAAGGTCCCGGTCCAACGACTAATACGCTAGACAATCCATTTAATGGATTGAAGATAGAGTCTGAACTCGTGGGCAACCATGAGCGTGCCCCGTTAGTGATAACGGGTACGGCAAACGCCGTTGCCGAATTTTCGGCAGCCTAAACAATATTGATTATCCATCCCCTTGTTGTGGAAGATATTTTGAATGATACCAATCCTAACGGACTAACAGATATCTTGAAACGTAATGAGAGTACCGTGAACAAGTTGTTCGCGCCTCTCACTGACGACGAGGTGATCGAGTTCGCAGGAGTTCGGTTTGAGCAAAGAGCCGAATTAAAATCTGGCTATATCGGTGAAACTCTGTATAATCAATAACTTAGGAGGATTTTTTAATTTCATAAATGCCATTTTAGGATTTATGGTATAATATAAGTGGAGAGTATTTATGAATACTTGCAAAAGATGCGGAAAGCAAAAGCCAGACCATGAAATGGATACTGGACGAGAAGGACGACCCAACCGCTCCACTTGTAAAAGTTGCCGCTATAAAATGCAGGCAGCCTGGAAACGTAATCATCCTAAAGTTCGTCTAGTAAATTTTGCTAGACATAGGGCTAAAATTGGAAATCTACCATTTAATATTACAGCAAGTGATTTTGAAATTCCAATTTTTTGTCCAGCCATAGGCATTCGTTTAGAACTTGGAAATGGCAAATTACATGACGCATCTCCAACCCTGGAACGGATTGTTCCAGAATTAGGATATGTAAAGGGCAACATTGCCGTTATTTCCTATAAAGCGAATCGGATGAAAAATAATTCCAGCCTTATAGAATTAGAAAATCTTACCGAATGGTTAAGAGTACAGACAATACCGAGGGAAGGCCGCATAACTGCGGAACCCGTAACGACTAATACGCCAGACAATCATAATAGATTGAAGATAGAGTCTGAGCTTGCCGGTAACGGCAAGAGAGTGGCGATGGTGACATTGCCAACAGCGGCTTAAGACCGCAATAACAAATCCTGTCAAGCAAACCACAACTGCACCTTCCGCAACCGTTAATTCCCAGACCATGTACAATACTTATGTGTTTGGGGACGATGCGATCTTCTCAATCTTCCTGGGCAAAAATCCGACGAGTGGTGAGAAAAACTACCGTTTGATGATCCAGGAAGCGCCGCAAGGCGGGTCCGTTTCGGATCCTGCACGCCAGATCGGTGGCTGGGTTTCATACAATGTGAAATATACTAACACATTGCGGCCCGGCAAGGTCATGACGCTCCGCAGAATCCAGGCGGTTCTCTAAAATTTTAGGCTGGCGGAAAATCGGATTGGTTTTCCGCTCGCTTGATTTTAGGTTTTTTCAAGTTTGGGGGATAAACTATACATATTTTCCCCCATGTAAATTCGCCCCATCCCGGTGACCACACGCGCAAGGGCGCATTGCCCCCAAGTGTACGGAAACCAATGCCAATAGGTAATGGGGCTTTACGGTGCGGCCGATTGGCAGATCGTGCTTTGCGCCACCCGATCAGATTGCTGCGCTGCCACCTGGCAACCCTCGGGTTTATTTAAAGGTCGGTCCCATGACCGACAAAGACGAATCCACTCCAATACAATATCCCTTAGAGGGTACACTGGTCTGGGTGCGCCTTTGTCCATTATGTGGAAGAATTTTAAAGAAACGGCATCCATGGGAAGCTGTAGCTTGCTTATGTGGATGGAAGTGGTAGGATGTCCGCACTAACCGATCCAGGCCCTTATTTTGAACGTAGGATTCTAGACCCCAAAGATCTCATTCCGACTCGGCAGATGCATGAACTCAATCCGGCGAAGGTTAAGACTTATATGGAGCGTTACAAGAATGGCGAAGAACTTGAAATTCAGGTACGTGAACTGGACGGTAAACTTTTTATTCTTGATGGCCATCATCGAGTTGTAGCCTCTCAATTATTGGGATGCAAGATCTTATCCAGGGTACAAGTAATGAGGAATCCAGAAAATGGATAAAAATGCAACGGTATTAGTATATGTGGTGAGGCACGGCCAAACCGTGCTTAACGCCGAAGATAAATATCGAGGGCCTTTAAATCCCAAACTGGATGCCGTGGGACGCCAGCAAGCCCACGATGCCGCCGAATTCCTAAAGTCTGTAGGGCCTTGTGCGCTGATAACTTCCGACAAGGACAGAAGCCTGGAAACCGCAGAGATTATAGGCCGGGCCGTAGGATTGCGGCCCGTTTCTACTGTGCAATTGGAGGCTCTGAATGTCGGCCATCTCGGCGGCCAGGATAGAACCCCCGAAAACAAAGCAGAGATCGCCGTTCATATGCGCAATTCTAATGTTCCATTTAAGGGTGGCGAATCTTTTAACGATTTCAGGGTACGGGTAATTCCAGTAATCCGCAAGGCGGCAGAATATGCTATCAAGGTAGGACATCCGGTAATCTTAGTTGCCCATTCCAGTATTATTCACGAAGTCGGCTCGATGTTTAAAGGATCACATAATGCGGTCCTGGTTAAGCCTGGAGGGATTGCATCTATCTCAATCAAAGACGGTAAGTTGGATGCTGAACCGGTCTTTAAGCCGGACATGGCACGCATAAATGAGAATGCGGCCGATGCTATTACGTAATATGGGCGTCATTTATGAAATCCTGAATAGTGTAACCGGCGCTTCTTATATAGGAAGCACTAAGCAGTGTGACCCATGTTCAAGATGGGCTATGCATTTATGTCAATTACGCAACAAAAAGCATCCCAGTATAAGATTCCAAATTTCATGGGATAGTAGCGTGCTAACAGATTGGACCTTTAGGATATTAGAAAATAATATTGATCCCAATGAGTTATTCCAAAGAGAACAATTCTATGTTGAAAGAGATAGTCCAATATTAAACGGAAAAAGTAGAGTGACCAAGGCGATTCGTAAAGATTATTTAAGGAAGCGCGTCACCGAGTTATTGCAGTCTGGTATTTCGTATCGTAAAATAGCAGCCGAAGTAGGATGCTCCCTAGGATGGATTACCCATTTTAAAAGATATGGAATGCCATATTAAAAAAATAATGAACATGTCCAGAAAATGAACAAAGAATCCATAGAACGATTACTACGAGAGCGCCTTCAATTCCGCCTTAATAAACAGTTTGTGGAGGCAGATAAAATACGCCAAGATTTAAAGGACAAAGGCATTCTGCTTAGCGATACTCGGGATGGCACTCGTTATAGAGATGGAAATTGGAAATTGAGCGGTTTCATAAAACAGCCGAAAGGTGTTTAAGATGAATATAGCCGAACAGATTTTAGCCTCGGGCGGCACGCCCGTAGATAGTGACATTCTGGACCAGTCCGATCACCGACGCCACTGGAAACAATGCTGGTGCTGTATGAATGTTCTTCCATACTCGATGTTCAAGAAGGATTCGAGTATGCCAGAGGGGGTTGTTAATCAATGCGATGTCTGCGCTAGTGTTCCCCGACTCTCCCTGACAGAGCATACAGCCAGATTGCGGGAGATAAACAACAGTCTTGTTGCTACCAAGAATCAACGAGCTCCTAATCAGGATGAACTCAGGGGTGATGAATCGCGGCTCAGGAATTACCTCGATCATGCAGAAATTATTCACCGCTTGCGTAAAACAGTTTTGCACTTTAATGAATGGGTGGTAATAACCGATGGGCTTCCTGGCAATATTTCCTTTTATCGTGTATATCCCCGCACTCAGCCCGATGGCATGGATTCACTATACCTCGGATTCCTGCCCATGGGAAGATTGCCGGAATTTAATACCTACAAGTTTAATGAACGCGATGTTCTTGTCAAGGCTAAATCTCGCGGATGGTATCCAATCCTGATTAGATTTATTCAAGCGGGGCTTGCCACCGAAGAACGCATCAACCGATTCTTTGGACCGCCCGAGGGTGTAGGATCGGAAGATTGCCAAAGAAAACTCTTTTACTACCGAAATAGAATGTAATGAAAATCTGCAAACAAAACCACAGGTTTAACTGGATTGTTAAACAAGGAGAATGAAAATGTCTACAGAATGTGAACCCGAGGGTGCTGCAACCGAAACCAGCGAATCGGTTAGTTTTACCAAGCAAGAATTCAGTGCGCTGATTAGCGAACTAGTCGGACAACTCACTGCGCAGAATAATGCGCAAAACCGTGATCTGGTTAACGCTATTATCGAATCGCGTAAGCCGTATGTTTCCCCTAAGGCTGAAGCTGATGCCTTGGCCATGAAGGAACAGATGCGGCGCCAGCACGAGCAACTTGAAGCTAATCGCCTAGCCGACCAGGCTCGATGCGAGCACATCCAGGGATCTAATTCACTTAGTGATTATCCTAGCGTATATGGACGGACATCCATTATCTGGCATGTACTGGATACCCAAGAAGTAATCGGTGTTTGCACTAATTGCACCCGGGTTTTCCGATCTTGCGACCCTGATTATGCCACATGGCGCAAGAAACCATCTGGTAATCGCATGTCGGCGGCTGGCCAGAGATTCTTTCCCGATCCCCTCGGGGCGATGCGGGCCGGTCAAGAAGCCTCCGCAAGCAACCGAAAGTAATACTCTAATCTGGTAAAAACATGTCATCCTGGACCACGAATACCCTGGCCAGAACCATTGAATACGTTCAGTGTTTCTGCCAGTTAAGGCCCCTTACCGGAGTTGGCAATAACGCTAACTTCCCGCTTGAACCTGCATTGAGCATGGCCGATTGGGTTTTACAGACCATGCTCGGGCCACCTTATGCCTGGAGGTGGAATCGGGCCGAGGCCACCTCTATTGCCTTGACCCAGGCCGCTGGGCAAAACTATACCGTTTCTATTGCCAACTTCGGATGGATTGAGCGGGCCATGATCTATGGAGATACCGACTGCCCATCCAAGGAATTAGTTATCAGAAATTCTCTGGCGGTTGATGAAACTCAGGATGAGCCTTCATTTATTGCCGTTCAGGAAGATAGTAATTCAGGTAGTATAACATTTCGAGTGTTGCCAGCCCCATATGCTAACTACACTCTACTAATAAATTATCAGATGGCGGCACCGCTTTTCACGGCCACTACTCAATCCTGGGCCCCGATTCCAGACTATCTTTCCTATATCTACAACACCGGATTTCTCGCCAAAGCCTATGAGCAAAAGGGCGATGAAAAATTTCCAGTTACCATGCAGCAATTTTTCCAATTTTTGGCTGCCGCTTCTCAGGGATTAGATAGAGAACAGGCAAGTATTGTGGTGAGAAATTCACTGGCCGACCTTGGTGGGGCAGTCAATCGTCCACCTCAAGAATCGGTTCGATATAACATCGCGGAGAGGGGCTAATCATGTCTTTTTCTCAGGCCACCAGCCTCAGTTCATTTAATGGACACGATCTGGTCCGATACGGCCGCTCTCATGCTGGACTATTCCCGATCATGAGTGCTGCGGGATGGGGCCTGGAACCCGCGCTATCCATTATTAATGATCTAATCGCGTTTATACTATCCCCGCCCTTTTCTTATCCGTGGAATCGCCTAGAGGCACAAGTCCAATTAAGCCCTGGGGTCCAGGATGTTTCAATTGGATTTCCAGCTGGAACGCAACTTAGTTTACTGGAAAAAGCTACCCTGCAAATTTACGCCGGTGTTATTCTTACCCTTGCGGCAACTCCAACGAATGGCGGTAGCGGATTTGTATCCGGAGATGTCGGAACTCAGTTAAAAATCAATACCGGTAACGGCAATGCCCAGGTAACGATTCAGGCCGTATCCGGAGGCGCAGTTACGCAAATTAGTACCACTCCATTGTTTGGCGGATACGGATATGCAGTAGGAACTAATATTGCTACTACAGCGATTCAATCTGCCCATGGCACGGAATGCACTATCGCTATTGCGTCTGTGAGCACGAATTGCTTTAACAAGGAATTAAGTATTCGTCATGTTCTTGCCCTGGATACTTCACCAAAAGATCCGGATTTTATCTGTGTATTGAACGAAACCGGTAGCAATCCTAATACGCAGGACTTCCGGGTATTTCCATCCCCCGATCAATCCTATTATCTGGATATCCTAGGACAGTGCTCTCCGGTTAAAATAACCAGTCTTACCACCCAATTAAATCCCATTCCCGACCGATATATTCATATCCTCTACCAAGGATTTCTTGCCAAGTGTTACGAGGCAGCAGGAGATCCCCGGGCCGATGTGGCCATGGACCTTTTTATTCGACAAGTCATAGGAATGAATACGGGGTTATCAGATGTCGAACGAAATATATTCCTATCCGAACGTCTGTTAACGATGGCCGATGTTCAGCGTGTAAGCACCCTGCGTAATTTACAGACTACCGTTCAGCCCTTGGCTGGCCAGACCAGAGGTCAATAATGGCCGCACTTACCAATAGTAACGTGACCGTACAAGATCTTATCCATTATGCTAGGACGATACCCGAGCTAACTCCGGTGCTTCCCGATTCCGGATGGGCCAATACCGCCGCTCTGGTCACCGCCAATGAAATCTTACAGCATATCCTGGCTCAGCCGCTCAACTGGAAGTGGAATAGAAATTATATAGTTCCATTTTGCACGGTGTCCTTACAGCAGGATTACATCGGAATTTCGGCACTCAATGAGGCCGGTCCCAGTATTCTAGATATGGGATGGCTCGAAGCATGCGTCAGGATTGATATCAATAACACGGCCTATCCCAAGCCCCTGTTTCCTATGGAGGGCGAACGCGATCTTCCAAAGACCTATATGCAGACTACGCCATTTGGAATTTGCTGGCTACCTATTCCGCTCTGCACGTTTGATGTGTGGTATGCCAGCACTGCGTATCCTACCGGTTTGGGCGCGGCACAGACCCCTCCCAGTCCAATTCAACAGATCGTTGATCCTTCCGGAAACTATCTTTTCGTGAATGGCTGGGGTGTTAGCGGCAGCGTAGAACCCGATGCCGGACCAAATGCAACTCCTGGCAGTACAGTGCAAGATAATACCGTCACCTGGACCGTAGCCGATCCCAGGGGCGTTGGTATCCGACTCTCAACCCTTCCTCCATTATCTGGAATTGTTTGGCAAATTAATCCTATTTATCAGAAAAAGCCGCCCGTTATTACTTCGGTCATGCAGACTATCGCACCCGTTCCGGATGAATATTCCTACCTGTTTCGAACC